AAAGTTTTCAAAGAATTGAACGTCGTCCAGTTTGCTTTTCTTTATTTGCTCGGGGTCAACATTAGACTCCAACATCGTTTTATATTTTAGTGATTTTATGAAAGATATATCCTCGGCTGCTGTGGCCAGCAGCCTCAATACATCATACTGAAGTGTCTGAAATACTATTGTTACTTGGGATATCCCAAATAACTTAGATAGGAGACGATAGCTTAAAGCTCCAAAAAGAAACCATAAGAATTCATACATTTAAACCTCTTTGGTTGTTATTTGCGGTTTCTTCCAAGGCGGCGGCTGATTTTCTCGGCCAACACATTGGCCATATCATCTGCACGCTTTTCCTTAAGAATACGATTGCGCACTCGGGTGAAAACTGTTTCCAAAAGGGCATCTTCATCAAGATATTCTACCCCTTCAAGTTCAAGGTTCTCTTCTTGTTGTTCAGAGGCGGCATGCTTCTTTTCACATTCCGAAACAGAGCCACCAGCCTTTACACATTTCGTCACGGCTGGGGACCATTTTTTCGTAAGTCTTTTGAGAGGATCCGTATCGGCGGCTTTTTTCACGACGTCGCCGGGGCCGCCTGTCTCCATCAACCGCTGCATTAGGCGATTATAAATACTTTCGGCCAACTCTTCTTCAGGCTCATCCTCGGGCCCAAGTTCGCCTTCAAGGTCGCCACCAGCTTCAAGGTCTTCTCCCTCTTCTTCGGGTTCCATTTCTCCAACCTCAATCTCTTCCGGCTCTGGCATTTCCTCAACTTGCATATCAACACCATGCTCTTCTGCAACATCTTTGATGGCGTCTAGCACATCTCTAGCAAACTCCTCAACGGAGCCCTCAAGTCCCTCTTCCTCGGGTGCATCCACTTCCATTTCTGCGCCCATAGGCTCTTCCATGGGGGCTTCTGCGCCTAATTCTGCTCCCTCTTCGGCTGCTGCTTCTAGGTCCTCTTCTTCTTGTTCTTTTAACGCTGGCGGGACTGCGCCCTCATGATTTCCTGGGTTAAGATTCTTCTTACCCCATTTGCCCGGGCCGTGGCCATCGCCCTCGGCTAAAAAATCACCAGTCAAGACATCTGTACCGGCCAATTTCATAAAACGGCGAATGGTGCCTTCCTTTAACAAGTTCTTGTTATTGCTCATCGAATTTCTCCTTCCCTTATGATTATCTGCCAGCACTTCTGGCGCTTACGTAAATAAATAGTTACAAACCTTTTAAATGTCTGTTTTTTTGCAATTTTTGTAAGGCTTTATCTTGAATTTGTTTTACTCGAACAATACTCAAGTCCAATCGCTTGGCCACTTCTTCCAATGTAAGCGTCTTGTGTTTTATTATTGATAAAAAGCTGCAATTTAAATCTTCTTTATATTCGATCCAACCGCGACACTCTTTTTCAGCGCATGTTTTACTCTCTAATACGCATTTCTGTAAACATTTTTTCATAAATTTGGGTGCTCCTTTTCTAAAATGTCAAATATGTTTTCAATATCCTCAACATCCAAACCAAACTTTCTGACTGTTTCCTTCTGTTTTTTTACCATTTTTTTATTTTCATTTATTTTTGTTTTAGATGTTTGTTTTTTTTCTTTTATTTCTTCAATAAAATTTATTATGTTTTCATTCTTTTCAATATAGCCTTGCACCACCTTATTAAAAAATTCCTTAATTTTAATATTATCGTAGTGAAGTCGTATTTTCAAATCAGCATGTAATTTTGTGCTACCTTCAAAGCAAATTTGCTTTTTGTCTATTCCATATTCAGACATCCCTTACCTCTTTAATATATGAGTATGGCTTTCTCCAAGCCCAGCACTTGTCTGGCGAACAAATGTGGCACGAGACTGAAGTTCTGAAATATTTCTACATCCAGAGTATGATAGACCACTCGCAATGCCATTTTTTAAATCTTGAAGAATGTTTTTCACATCCCCTTTGTACGGAATGGTGGTTGATATTCCTTCATCAGAAGAGTGTTCTCCTCTCCAATCAAACTGTGCTTCTTTGCTTGCCATCCCCCGATAAACTTTATTTTTAATACCTCTTGCAGTTTGAATTAATTCGCCGGGCGATTGATCTGTACCGGCTAGAACAGAGCCGAGCATTACAAAATCGGCTCCGGCGGCAATTGCCTTAACCATGTCTCCACTATTGCGCAAGCCGCCGTCTGCGATGATCTTAGCCGCCCTGTCGGTTTTGGCACATTGAAATATTGTTTCAAGACCAGGGACGCCGTGGCCCGTTTGTATTCGAGTGGAACAAATTGAACCTCCACCAATATTACATCTTATGCTATCTGCACCCCAATCAGCCAAATCATTGAAAGCCTCTAAGGTTGCGACATTTCCTGCCATCACGTGCAACTTCTCATGAAATTCAGATTTTATTTTTTTAATTGCGTTTTTTACTAGGGCGTGGTGTCCGTGCGCAACATCCACGCAAACAATGTTTGCCCCATTTTCGTATGCGAGGGTGGCACGCGTGATGAACTTGCCCGTAACTCCAATTGCGACAGCTATGTTCGGATCTCTCATTCCTTCTCTCAAATAAGAATCATGAAGTTCCCTTACCATAGTGGACATCTCATCAATAGTGTTGTACCGGTGAATAACACCTAGTGCGCCACACTGAGCCATCGAATAAGCCATTTCACTCTCCGTTACGGTGTCCATGGGAGCAGATATAATCGGCAAACTCAATTTTATATTTTGATCTAGGTCACTGGTAAGATCGACCTCCTTTCTGCTAATAATGTCTGAATATTTCGGAACTAATAAAACATCATCGTATGTTAATGCTTCTTTAAATTTCATTTTAACCTCTTTTTATTTTTTATCACACACTTTTAATTTTTCAAACGCATCGGGGCCGCCAACCAACCAATTTCGGTCACATTTCCGAATGCCTGTTTGATCGAGACCTTTGATGATTCCCTTGCTTGTCCACTGCCACGCCGACCATTCGCTCCAGCCGCAAAGGTCGTCAGGTTCATAGCGGCCACCTTGATCAAAGGGTTTTGTATAATCAGCCACCCATAAAGGATAATCTGTCAACCCCTCGACATTTCTACGGAGATAGCCTCTTACAAACCACTTTGCCGTGTATATTACAGCTTTTAAACCCGTCTCATTTTCTAATTCTTTTAACCATTCTAATGCCCACTGACGGTTATGCTCTGGGTCCTTCTTTTTACCTGCTTCTAGATCCAAAACTGGAAGCATATCCCCTTCCTTAATACCATCCGGGATACCTTTCAGAAAATTTTCAACTTCCAATTTAGGATCCTTGCTATCAGCACCTATATGGGGAGAAGGAAAGTGATAGGCGCCAATTGGAATCCCCTCGGCACGACAGCCTTCAAAATTATGCATTCTGGAAGAATCATGCCAGTCGCGACCTTGAGAAACTTTTGCCCACACAAACTCTACGTTTTTCCGATCAATATTTCCCCACGGAACATTGCCATTCCACCCACTAACGTCGATTCCAGCGTATATGTCGATCCCTAATTGTTTTCTGGTGGCAGGGCCCACCACTCCATCAATATTGAGAGAGTTCCAACGTTGATACTCTTGTACCGCTTTCTCTGTTTTTGGTCCAAAATCGCCATCGACCGCTAAATTGCCCAGTGTGCGCTGGATTCTTTTAACTTCTTGGCCTTTGGTGCCTTTCTTATAAAGTAAACTCATTTATCATTTCTCCTTTTTTGTACTCTATCTTTGAGTTCTTCAACGAGCTTTGTAGCCCTCTCCCAACAAGGGGGGCAGTACAAATTAACTTTGTCTTCTTTTTCTCGCACCACAACCCTCCAACTAAATACTTGTTCTCTATTTTTTTTATCAAAGGGAGCCTCACACGTCATGCATTCGTCCGGAAGGTTGCCCATCAATTTAACTTTTTTGGCCATTTCTTTTTCAGCCAACTTCTTTTTTCTAACAAGATTTTTTCTTTTTCCTTTTCGCGCCCAGGAACCCATCTATTCGCCCCCTCTATAATCTTTGACGCCTTTGCCCTTCCATCTAGTATTACGACCTCTTACATCATAATGAACGAAACTGCGGTAAAGGCCCACGCCGCCCTTCTTTATTTTGCCTTCTTTGATCAGGGTGACAATGATTTTTCTTAATTCAACAGGCTTCATGCCCCTGACAACAATATCTGCGGCCTTTGCTTTCATGTGTTGAGACTTTCTCGCGCCACCAATCCTACGATTATATTTTGGGGTTCTATATCCCGAAATAATGTGCATTGGTTTTTTTATATAGTCCCGAATAATTTGTAGATTTTCAACCAATTCTTTCAAATTATCCATATATTCATCTGGTACTTCTGTGCCGTCTCGGCATTTAAATTCAGACTTTTTAAAATTTTTACTTAGTTGATTACAACTCATTTTTATCTCCTTCTCCGCAACCGGATGTTTCAAAGTCATAAACCCACCCGAAGGAGCGGTCTCCAATCTCACTGTGCGTTACGTGTCTATTAAAAACTACATGCCTTACGTTAGTTGGTGTTTTTTTAAATCTTTTCAAAAATCTTCTCATGTTGTTGTATGGTCTGTCCCATTTCCTCGTTAAAATAAGAAACTCTGTTCCCCATACGCGTGGATTAAAATACTTCCAAGTAATATCAAGCCATCGTCCATATGATGCGTCTGAAAAAATAACCTTTACTGATAAAGCTTTTGCGCTGTTGTGGAGCCAGTTTAAACCTCCAGATCTTGAAATAGACATGAGAGTGCTCCCGCCAGCGCTGTGACCTAACAATGTTATATCACCCAAAATATGTGGCGGCGAAACGGGGCACTGTTCTTTGTTGCATTTGGGGTGAAAGTGTTCACGCAGTATATCCCTAACTCCCCCCACGAACGTTCCGAAAGCTCCTTTCTTAGTAAAGACTCGGCCTTGCCGCGTTCTTGGCGTAGATGTGTTTTTAGACCACGGCATTTCCGGTATCACAATTACATAATTTTTTGTTGGATCGATTAGTGTGGTATGTTCCAACACTCTCGTTCCAAAGTCCCTCTTTTTAAAGCCACCTAGGCCATGAAAGTAAAATATAATATCTATCGGCTGTTTAAAATTTGTACAAGTGGGGATAAAAACGATAGTGTCGCGTGCGTTGTTTTTATGCCTCCTGTCTATGTAGCCGTTGCCCTTCAGGGGACCAATATATGTTGTGCCTTTTATACTGTTGTCGTCTTTTGTTAGGTGTTCATAAACCTCAGTCCATGTCTTCACTGTGGGTTTATAAGCCCTAGATGCATGAACTGGGGTAAATGCATGTGAAAATCCAACAGGCATAATGATAGCGATCAAGACCACCAGTGTTCTTTTAAAACTCATTACTTTTATTCCTTTTCAATAGGCTGCCCCAAGCTTATTGCAACCAATATGGCAACACCAAACATTACTAAGTCCACCTTATCATAATAACTCATTATCTTTCTCCTGTCGACCCAAAGCCTCCAAGACCTCGGTCTGAGTAAAGATTCATAAAATTATCAGTCTCTAGTTCTTCCACGCCGCAATGTATTACTGGTATTAAAACCGCTTGAGCAATCTTATCTCCTGGCTGTAAGTACTGAGTTTTTAATCCAATGTTATGAAGATTCACATAAACTTCTCCATCATAGCCAGGGTCTACAACACAAGAACCCACAACCAACTGCCTCTTATATGCGATGCCAGACTTGTTTTTAATTTCCAACATATGACCATAAGGCACTTCTACTTTTAGTCCAGTAGGGATCAGTACGCTTTCTCGTGCGCCGATGGCTAACCCCTCTTCCTTCAACACACGAGCGCGTTCTCCGTTAGGGCAGTAAAATAAGTCCATCCCTGCATCCGTTTTGTGAGCACGATGCGGAGGGCGTGCATCAGGTCTAATTTTATATACTTTTAAGTTCATGTTTCTCCTTTATGCTAACATTCTGAAATTGTATTTTATAGAGCGGGTACTAAAACCCCACTGATCATCATATTCTAGTTTGCTCATGTATGGGTGATTTATATATATTTCATCTCGCTCGGGGTTAACTCCCCAACACTTAATGGCGGTCACTGTTGATGTGTTATCAATCACTTTAACAATCCAATAGGTTTTACCATTTTTTGTCTTTTTTGGGATGATCTCTCTTGGTATAAACCATGCTACCCCCAGATCATTGTCCCATTCTCCAATGGGGGGCACTTTATAATAATCAAGTCGATTCATAACAGAATCATCTAGTACTAAATCCATGGGAAATATGCCAGTAAGAGACACAAGATTATTAATTTTTTCTTCATCGTTGAAATCTCCCTCCGGCTTAAATAAATCAATATTTTCCTCAAACTTTTTCAAATTCTTCGGCCTCTCAACAACCGCGGCTGACCAGAAGTGCTTAAGTCCTGTGAATCTATCATCCACCAAACTACTCAGCGCCCCAGATCGCACCAAGACATCCAGCGCCTTCTTGTTTAGTTTACTATAAAGAATGTTATCATTAAAGAGAAATTCTTCAGCACTTTTGAAAGGTCTGTTGTTAATAATTTGCTCGATTGCTTTTTCTCCTAATCCTTTCAAGGAGGTTAGGGGCTGTATAAGTGTTTTGTTGTCAGCGTCAATATCCCACACCACACCAGAATTATTAACATCCACTGGCTTAATTTTAAATTTAAACTTTTTTGCGAGATTTATTGCTCTCTCTTTCCTAGTTTCTGGTTCTTTGTCTAAAAACGCCGCCATCCATTCAGCAGGATAATAATTAAAAAGCCATGCGCATTGATAAGAAATTATAGAATATGAAACAGCGTGAGATTTGTTGAAACCGTAGCCAGAGAAATATTCAAACTTTTTCCACATTTTTTCTGCCCAGTTCTTGGACAACCCCTTTTCAACACACCCAGCAACAAACTTAAGCTTTATTTGATTTTTTTGTTTAGCTGCCGAACCGGTGCCTTTTTTTGTAAGAAGCTTACGAAGCTTATTGCCTTCATCCAAACTCAAATCTTTGCCGAGCTTGTGGGCCAACAGTGCAATTTGTTCTTGAAAAATTAAAAAACCATAGGTTTCTTCTGTAAGACTCTTGACATAATCATGTTCGTAAAGAATATCTTCTGGGTTTTTTTTGGCCCTCACATAGAGTTTATCCACATCCGCGCCGAGGGGCCCCGGGCGATAAATCGAGGTGATGGCAGCAAGATCAATTATGTTTCTAGGAAGCGCCTTTCTACAAAATTTTTGGGCGCCATTCTCTGTAAATTGGAATATTCCGGCCCACTTGCCTTTATGAAAAATGTTTTCGTAAACTTTCTGATCATTTAAGTCTATTTTTTCCGGATGTAAATGTTTGTCATAATAGTTTTTAATATCCCTGAAGGTGGGTGACTTCACACCATGATATCTCTTAAGAATGTGGCCAACTGCCCCTTCGATCATCTTCAGCGTCGAAAGGCCAAGAATATCAAATTTAATAAAGCCCATGGGTTCTAAGTGTCTGACATTTTGACCCTCTGACCACGGAGTTTGAGTAACTCCACCACTATTGATTAGTGGCATGTACTTATTTAAATCTTCTCCGATAACAACGCCACCGGCATGCCGAGAAACAGAGCGCATCTGCCCATATAATACATTAATATGGTTT